GTGAATACCTCCGCATGATGGATGGTGACTACCCGCAGTTCCAGGCTATCTATCGTGATCTACCTCCCAATTTCGAGGGACCTTTCCCGTGGAGGCTTGCCTCATCGCGTAACATGGGGGTAGAAGCTCTTGGAGAGCAGCAAGCCTTCATCTTCCTGGATGCGGATTGCCTGCCTGTTGAGGAATGGTTGCAGGCATATCGTAATGAGCTTGAGAGATTTCAACTTATGCCTCTGGGCATAGTGATTTTTGGTCGTACTGATCACCAGCTCTTGAATGATCAGATACAGGTTGACCTACGAGTAGAGCTTACCGGAGAGGCGCGACCACGGCGCGAGGCGTCTCTATTTGAGCGCGGTGGCGGCGGAAACATGCTGATATCGCGCGAGACCTTTGCGGCACTGAAGGGCTTTGATGAGGCCTATGATGGTGGATTTGGGTACGAAGAGACGGACTTTGCGGTGCGTGCTTATCATGCTGGTGCTGAAGTCCTCTACTGTGAGACAGCGCAGGTGCTTCATCTGTACCATCGACGAGATAAAGAACACTTCCATGGTCTTGATCGCAACCGTCGAATATTCCAGGCGCGCACACGCTTGTTTGCGGGAGGGCGGGGATGAAGCGCAATGAGCGAATCCCTCTTTGTGGGGGCCTGGAATACGATGCATTGACTGGTTGGCGGCACGTGCTGTATTGGCATCCTGGGCAACTCAAGAGAGTGAAGCGCAAGTATCGAAAGCGTGTGCGTCGATTGACGCGACAGATGCTGACCACGCTGCCAAGGAGTGATGCATGAAACTGGCCACGTTGTTGAAACCACTCCTTGACGAGATCGAAGTACAGCAACCTCAATCAAGGTTGGATGCTACCAAGAGGGCTAGAAAGCCACGCAGACCTAAGCGGAAGCTTGGGGTACGTTATCCTACTGCCTACGCATTGCAGTACAAGCGTTACCTCACAGACTATATCAGGGGGCTCAAGAAAGAGCTTGATGCATGGGTCAAGAATGATCTGAGACCGGCATTAGAGAGGCATCAGCTTACTCGTGGGGACAGTGTGCGCTATGATGCTGTAGAGGACATTGAGCAGAAGCTTGATGATCTCATGGAGCGATTTGGTGGAGTGCTGGCGGAAGAGGCAATCAAGCAATACGTTGCTGGGAATTCACGCCAGATCCTCGAGTATGCACAGCGTGGCTGGCAGCGTACGATTCACACGATAACTGGGGTGGATCCGCTAGTGCGTGATCTCCCGATGCAAGAGATTGTTAAGGCACACGTGCGCCAGAATGTGTCGTTGATCAAATCTATTCCCCAAAAGTTTCATGGAGACGTAGAACGTGAGGTGCTAAGCGGTGTGCGAGCTGGGCGCAAGATTCCGGAGATCACGCAAGCAATTCAGGGAGTCTATCCGGTAACCGCCAAGCGTGCAGGAGGGATTGCCCGTGATCAAGCAGGATCACTCAATGCGGCGATTGTTGATGAACAGTACAAGCAAGCACAACTGACCACCTACATCTGGCGCAACATGAAGGATAGGCGGGTGCGCGGCAATCCCATAGGCAAGTATCCGCATGCTAAATACAATCATTGGGTGCGTGAAGGCAAAGTGTACACACCGGACGATCCGCCACCCGATGGTAACCCAGGAGAGCCAATCGAGTGCCGGTGCTATCGGCAAGTGCAAGAGGCAGAGGTGCTGGGGAAGACTGATGAGATGGTGCAGCCAGGGGAATACTATGAGGAGCCGCCTAAAGCGGTAGTTGAAGAGCGCAAGCCAACAATGTCTCGTAAAGAAGCTGACACTTGGGTTAAGAATAGTGTGTATCAGGATGATGTCTATCATGGGACACTAAGCACCAAAGCTGAGATGATTCGCAAAGAAGGTTTCCGTTTAGACGCTCAAGCAAATGGAAGATTGTATGGAGACGGGGTTTATGTAGCGCAGGCACAGAAAGACGCAGCAGCTTTTGCCAAGATGCGTGCGGGAGAGACTGAGGTTCTGAAGATGAAGATCAATGTTCAGAATCCTTATTATGTTGATGGAGAGCGGGGCATGTCTAAGCTTTGGACGGAGATATCAGATGCGGGGATGCCTATGGAGCCTACCAGTATAACCAAGTTCTTACAGAAGGGAGGGTACGATTCGTTAATGACTAGAGAGATAAGTGCAGCTGCTCCCTCGGGGGCGGACATCTTTCTTGTGTTCGATCCTAAGAATGTGGTGGTGATAGCGTGAAACCAGCGGTTTGTGTGAAGTGCAAGCATCACTGGAAGGATAGGTGGGCGCGGTGTGCTGCTTTCCCTGAGGGAATTCCTTATGCTATCATTTCTGGCGAACATGACCATACTAAACCTTATCCTGGCGATCATGGTATCCAGTTTGAGCCAATTGAGGAGAAGAAAGGGGGCTAAATGAGCAAGAGCATTGATCTTGCAAGGAAAGGGAGATTCGACATGCAGCTATGTGGGAATGGGAAAGTAAAAGAGTGACTCTCTGTGCATGGCTCGTGGTAGTGTTGGTAGCCCTCTACTTAGGTGAGGGCTACTACTTGCGGCACAAGAGCTATTGGCGCACAGGCGTGACTTTGTCTCGCTGGGTGGTGCTTACCTGGCTACCCTTAATCCTACAACATCGACGGCGACGCAAGAGGCGCTGACGGTGAGATGTCGCAACAAAAGTGTTCTTTGATTGCGAGAGTTTCGAAAAGCAACAAAACCCGTTGGTCCGTTCCTGTCTACGTTATCCGTAAAAGGGGACAAATGCCCCCTTGACATCCTACCGGATTTGTGGTAGTATATGTATGTAGGAAAGGAGGTGTAAGAGATGTACGTGTACATTCAATCAGAGCCACGTCTATGGACAGTGGGTTTCTACTCGCCACAAGGAGAGTGGTTCTCTGAAGGCGATTACGACACCCAAGAAGAAGCGGCCCGTCGTGTTCATTATCTGAATGGCGGGGAAGGGACGAAGGCATGACTAAGTCATCAGGGAACAGGCGGTGCGTGGTTAAACGAGGGGGAAGTTACTCAGTGACGATCCCTGCAGCGATGGCCTCGCAGCTGGGCATCAAAGACCACTCAGTGCTGGAAATCGAGACCAATGGGCGCGAGTTGATCATGCATTTGGTGAAAGTAAAGGAGAATGACGATGCGGACTCTTAGACAAGAGCAACAAGTGAGAGATCGACTTGAGAGGGAACATGCCGTTAAGCATCGAAAGGCATTGCTTGCTGAAGGCTGGGTTGAGGCCACGAGCTTGCCTGTTCCTGATGGGGCTGAAGATTATTACGATTTCTATACCGCAGAAGGGAAGAAAATAGGGCGTGCTCTCTATCAACGCAATGGCTCTTATGCATGTTCTGGTGTAGGAGATGGCGGGTTGGTGCCGCCAGGCACGATAACTAAGCTGTAGATCTACCAATTCACCCCTGGCTGAACATGGCTGGGGGCTTTTCTTTGTCTTTGATGGCCCTCTCGATCGACTGAGGGGGTGTTTCTTTGTTCTTTTGCTCCCTGTTGTTCTTGTGTTGTTAAGTGACTACGACGACACCGATACAAGAGGGAGACTATGCCCATTACTTTAGCAGATGTAGAAACGTATAAGAAGGGCTTGACTGACGAACAGAAGGCTGACTGGCTTCAGATCTTCAATGCAGCTGCCGCGGCGTATGAAGCTGCTGGAGTGGCCGACGAGGAAGAGCGGCAGAAGAAAGCACAGCTTATTGCCTCCAGCCGGGTAGATACCTCACTGCTTAGTATGCGAGTGGATGATATTTATGAGGGAGAATGGCCGACTCCTGGCAAGGGAGCGCCACGGAATCCCTATGGTGGATTTTCTTCTTTGGACTATCCGGAGGGCAAGGCTGATTGGCTCTTGGCATGGAAGGCTCACTTTGCACAAGTCAAAGATGCAAAGGTGTTCTCGAATATCAGTGAATGGCTGTGGGCTATTCAAAGCGCGCTTGAGATTATGTTGCCTGATGGAATGTATGATGTGGCCCCTCGCGAAGAGGATTTTTCTGGGGTTAATGTCCTTTCCAGTCCGAAGGATTATGGGCTAAAGACATGGAAGGATCGACCAGAAGGAATGTCTCTTGTTGCTGTAGTGCTCCCCAGTGAGCTAGAGCTTTACGACTTGCATCGGGCTTATTGGGCTGAGCGAAAGCGCAAGGAGATTGATGGTCTTCTCTCTGTGCAAGATGCTGTCTCACAGCGAGCGTGGAAACAGGTTAAGGAATCTAGCTATTCGGTCAAGCAATTGGCGGCGGCTGTGCCGAAGGCATGTCTTGCTTGGGCAAAGGCGCAGGCCAAGGTAGAGAAGCGCGATCTTACCAAGGCTGATCTTAAGCTACGCTATAAGAATCCTGATGGCACGGTAAACATCAACGGGATCCGTGCGGCGCTTTCGCGTCTTCCAAACACGAAGCTTCCTGAAAAGACGCTCAATGCAGCCAAGGCAGAACTCGAAAAGGCATTGAAGAGTGCCAAGAAAGCCTTGGGGATCAAGGATCGTGGCGATGCACAGATTCGCCAATCGTACGGAGATGTGCGAGTGGTGCGCTACGATGAGGACACGGGGATATTAGTAGCCGATGTGCCGATTGCTAAGATGACGGTGCTCCCCTACCTCGATGCTGACGGCAAGATTGTGCATGAGCTGAAGCATCCCCGTGATTTCGCCTCGCCAGCGTTCTTATCCACTGTGCCCGGCAAACCTGTTGTAGATGGTCACAGGCCAGATGGAAGCGTGGCATTTGACGAGATGGGGGAAAAGGATCGGGCCAAGTACACCTGTGGGGTAACCAGCATATCCCTCGATTCGGTATGGGTAGAGGACTCTTTGGTGTGGGCTCGTGAGGCAATCTTCGATAAAGACCTGATTGCAAGCATCAAATCAGGCGAAAAGGTGCAGGTATCGACGGGGATATGGGCGAAGGTTCGGGATGAGGAGGGCGTCTACGATGGGCTGACTTATCAGCGGCGACAGCTAAAGCCGGTGTTAGATCACTTGGCGCATGTGCCACAAGGGCGATGTGGACCAGATTGCTCGGTCGTCATTGATGGAGCAATTGAGATTACGGAAACACACGAGGTGGGAGGAAGTATGGCAGAGAAGAAGGATGAGCAGAAGAAGGATGAGCAAGAAGTCGTGCGCGAGCTGAAGCTTGACGAGGCGACGATTACGCTTTGCCCTGATGTGACCGTAGAGGATGCCGAGGCATTCCAGGCGGCAATTGATGCACTGACGCAGGCTAAAGCCGACGCTGAGGCTGCTACTGCAGCACTACAGGCACAATTGGATGCGGCAAAGGGTGAGGGTGATGGCAAGGACGAGGTAATCAAGACCTTGCAAGATGAGTTGCAGTCAGTTCGGGATGCGCAGACGCAGCTGGATGAAGGGATTGAAAGCCGGCTGGATGAGCGGATTGACATGATTGCATTCATGCGCGGTCTCGATGCTGAGTATGATCATCATGGCAAGACGGTGCAGCAGATGAGAGTTGACGCGCTCAAGCACTTTGACGAAAGCTTTGACCCTACCGATCTCTCTGAGGAATACGTGAAGGCTCGCTTCGACACCGTGCAGGAGTTCTATCAGAAGCAGCAGCAGGATCCTACAGGATCCTTCGATTTGCGTGCACCGCGTACCGACGAAGAGGCCGATGATCTGCAAGCCAAGGCGGACGCGCGCACGGTAGGTCTCTACCGGGATCCCCTCAAGCAGGGGAAGAAGGACTAGGGGGGATAGGCAATGGCTAACATTTTGAGAAAAGGATTGGTTCCACGCGGTGGAGTACTGCACGGAGATGGGGATAAGGCAGCCGAGGGAACGATTCCCTTTGGGGTAGGCGTACAACTTGGGTCTGCTCCCGCAACGCAGGTGAAGAAGTTTGCTGGCGGCACGTTTTGGGGCGTAGCGGTACGCGATGAGACGATTGCCGGGCTTGATGGCTCGGGCAATGCCGTTGTATTTGCCTACTACCCGGACGGCCATGCCGTCTCAGTCCTTCGCAAGGGGCCGATTGTGGTTGAGGTAGAGGAAGCGGTTGCAGTTGGCGATCCCGTCTACTGCAGCAAGACCACTGGCAACTTCTACAAACAGGCGGGCAGCGGGCAAGTGTTGGTTCCAGGGGCGACGTTCCTAACGGCAGCAGAAACTGACGGGGATCTTGCCGAGATCGAACTAAATCTGCCTGGTTAGGGGGAGTGAATGATGAAAAAGATTGGCGATATGACGATGCGGCGTGATAGTCTCATCGACGCTACGATGCTGGCTTCGATCGATAAACAGTTGATTCAGCCCGATGAAGATGCGCTGTTGGCGCGTCAGGTAGCTCCTCCGCGCACCGGTGATAACCCCGCGACGGAAGTGATTGTTTATAAGAAGCTTACGCGCGATGGTGCGGCCAAGATCTTCAATCATGTTGGTGCGGATAACGTGCCGCTGGTGGATCAGTACGCGACAAAGTACTCGCAGAGCGTCTTCTCGATTGTTGCTGGGTATCAACTGACGGCACAAGAGGTGCGTGCTGCGCAGATGGCGGATGTGCCTGTAGCGGCTAACAAAACAGCCACACTGAATCAGGTGATGGCCAAGAAGGAGAACACGCTGTTCTTCTCTGGCGACACGCCGCACAACATGGAAGGCTTGCTGGGCTACACCGGGATCCAGACCTATTCGGTTCCCACGGTGGATGGGCATACTAAGTGGGCGGACAAGACGGCGGCGCAGATCCTCGATGACATTCGTGCAGTATGGAAGAAGGTCGAACTACAGGACAACTACCATGCCACTATGCTCTTGCTCAACACTGCCACTTCGGGGGCGCTGCATGAGCTGATTGGTACGAATGCACAGCGCACGATCTACGAGTTCATTGTGGCGCAGAGTTGGTTCCCGGCGGGAATTCTCACGAGTGGTTGTATCCCTGCGGGAACGTTTGTCGTGCTGCAGAACACGCGTGACGTGATCGAGTACGCACTTCCGATGGATGTGAAGCGCTATGATCCGTACAAGGTCAATGGGTTCACCGAGGAACTCGACTTTGAGGAGCGCTATGGTGGGGCGTTGATCTATCGTCCGCTTGGTGTCTGCGTGGCTACGGGGATTGCGTAGGCGATTGCTTGCTGCTTTGGGGAGGGATTGAGATGCCCGAGGTAAGAGTAATGAGCGTGCGCAACCAGATCGATCATTATCCGCTTGAGGGCGGGGGCACGCTTACGATAGTCCCCGGCCTCAATGTGGTTGATGGCGCAGAGCTAAAAGCAGCGATTGCGCGGACTGATGGTAATGATGCAGGATTTCGCGCCCGTGTTTCTACAGGTGAGTATACTGTTCGGATGCCACAGGTAGCAACGGGGAAGTGGGGTGGCTGACTTTTTGTCTCCTTTTGGTTGGCCACCCCGGAGCGGTTTTGTTGAAACGTTTGCACACGGGGCGGGGAACATATGAGCAGCGTCTATCGACCGAGTGTTGTTGATGTACGCCTGATTCGCCAGTTCAAGATGGATGATCCTTCATTGGAGGGGTACATCGATCTTGCGGATAGCGTGGCCACGAATACCGCAATCACTGATGACATTCGTAAGAAGATGTGGGCATTGCTTGCTGCACATCTAGCTACGGTGATGCGCGAGCCAGAGGCAGCCTCGGTGCGGATCGGCCCGCTGCAGACATCATTTGCTGTTGCTGCATCTACGGCGAATCTTGAAGGATCCGCGCCGGGCCGTGAATACCTGCGGCGACTCAAGCGGTTGAACCGTGGACACGTCCTCCGATGAGCCCTAACAAGGTGGTCGACGAAAACCATCTGCCTGGAATCATCTCGGCAATCGAGAGCTTGCGTGGCTATGAGGTAGAGGCGGGGATCTTCGGAGCAAATGCCACCAAGTATGTGCCTGTTTCTGATCGAGGAGAGGGCCAACAATCGACGATCAACATGCTTGAATTGGCGCAGATCCTCCATGAAGGGTGTCGCATCAGGGTTACCAAGAAGATGCGTGGTTGGTTCGGGCATCGCGGAATCCACCTCAAGGCAAGCACGACCGAGATTGTTATCCCAGCGCGCCCATGGATCGATGCGGCGAATGACAAGGCCGCCCCGGTGGTGATGAAAATCATCGAGCGGGCGATCGATAACGCGATTGACAAGCAGAAGAGTGAGGGGCGTGCCGCCTGGGAACGGGTGGGGTTAGAGGTAGTGGGGTTAATCAAGAAAGAGATGGTTGATCTACGTGATCCTCCTAATAGTCAGCTTACGATCAAGTGGAAGGGCTCTGAGAACCCATTGATCGACCATGGCCACTTATTGCGCAGTAACGTGCACGAGGTGAGGCGACGATGACGGGCTATGCTGGCACGGCGATCAGAGCGGCGCTGCTCTCGTTCGAGGAGACGTTACGAGTAGTTTCTGTCACGCAGACGCGGGTGTTGGGGCGCACTCAGGACACTGAGAGCGCTCCTAAGACGTTCAGTGGGGTTATCGCTCCCGCTGAGGAGTGGAGGCAGGTAATCACTCAAGGAGGCGTTATCTCGGGCACACAGCCGGTGCTCATTGTGGATAGCGACCTAGTGGATACCCTTGGTGCAGCTTTAAGCATCTCCAAGAATGACATCCTTATCCGTGGTGATGGCCAGCGGTTCAAGGTGCTTTCTCGCCTTGATGAAGCTGAGCGTTATGGTGTAGTCCTGTATACCTTGACGGAGCATCGCACATGACGGATTCGAATCCTGACCTTACTTCTCTTGTGAATCAGATTGTTTATGGCACCAATGATCCTGCCGCTGTTCCTGCTGGTGGTGTAATGGCAGCCTGTGGTTTGGATGCTGACCATGTGGTTGGTGAACGAGATGTGGGAGAGCGCCCCGCTTATCCGTTTGCCACGTTTCTGTTGCTTCAACCCGGAACGGAGGTCCTGTATGGACCACCCAACAACGAATATCGCACGGTTGAACCGGATCCGGATGATGAGCATGGAGTGTTATTGCACCATTCCAACGTGCGTAAGCGTATTCTGCGGCTCTACTTCTATGGCCAAGAACCCGGGCAACGTCAGGAGGAAATTGGTGCTCTGGCAAACAAGGCACAACGCTACCTGCAGTCAGTGGTGAATCGAGAACTAGATTTGTTAGGTATGGATGCAAGGGTTGAAAGCGCGGGTGACATGCGTGATGCCTCTACGGTGCTTAATGACACAACGGAAATCCGCATAGGGTTAGATGTGACGCTAATAGTAGGAGAAGCGTACGTGGTGAAGGCCAATACGTTTGAGGATGCAACAATGACCCTCGCAGAAGGATCGGGGGCGGAGGAGGATGAAGGGGTGATTGTATTATGAAACGACGGATTGAATCGAACTACGCCTATCCGACTAAGTACCAGGGAGATCTCCTTGCTTTGCGCCCGGGGATCAATCTAGTGGATGAAGCTGTGTGGGCAAATGCTAAGAGCCGAAGTTCGCGGTTAAGTGCTCAACTTAGTGTAGGCAAGGTGAAGGACCTGGGGCGCCACGTAGATTGGTTCCTTGAACATCTCAACGGTCCTGACGCGGATCCGAATGTGAATGACCTCGACGCCGACGAGATCGATGTCGTAGCAGCACAGACGAAGGATCGTACAGTGCTTGAACGCTTGCTCGCAAGTGCCGAGCGTGGAGGGATCAAGCAGGTGTTGCGTGCCGCGCTGGGGGGGAGGGGATAAGAGATGGGTATCGAACGAATACATGTGTCGGTAATCGATGGAACGAGACCGTTTGCGGTCTCTACGTTCAACATTCCGCTAATCTTGGGGACCTCGACGGATCCGTTGGCGGTGAAGGACACGTTGAAAGCGTACTCCTCGGACGATCTAACGGCGATCGCCGCAGACTTTCCGACGACCACGCCTGAGTATCAGACTGCGGCCAAATTGCTGGCACAAGATCCACATCCAGACCTGTTGTACATCTACTCACTTACGCGCACGGCCACGCCAGTAGCAACCGATTTGTCGGATGGGCTATTGGCTGCGGTGACAGCTGTAGAAGAGGCGCATCTTGCGTCCTTCTACTTTGTGGTGCCGACTGAGCATGAAGAGGTGGCAGGAGATCTTGAGGAACTAGCAGATGCTGTGAGCGCGCAGACGATGATCTTGGTCACCGCGAACGAGGATGGTGACACGGCAGCGGAGATTAAGAGTGTGTGTGACAACATCAATTCCGATCGCGTGGTCATGTTTGCGCATACCGACCCGGATGGTGAGCGCCCTGATGCAGGATGTGTCGGCTACTGGGCGGGAATGCCAGTTGGATCACTAACCTTGGATACCAAGCCGTTCAACAACGTCTCGGCGGCCGACTGGAAGTCGGCGGATATTGCCACGCTTCTCGCAAATACGCCAGGCGTATCCTCGGCAATCCCCTATGTTAAGCAGGCGGGAGTAGCTGTTTCCGTGGGGTCGTGGACCACAAATGGAACCTATGCCGATCTGCGGCGCTGTAAGGACTGGCTAGTGGCCAAGATGAAGGAGGCGCTGTTTGGTCTCAAGCTACAGAACCCAAAGGTTCCACAAACCGAGCATGGAGCAACTATGATCCAGCATTGCCTTGAGGGCGTGCTGAATAGGGCTGCTGATCTTGGAATTGTTCAACAGCGGGCCGGAGTTGGCCGTTGGGAGGTTGACATTCCGACACTAGCGTGGCTAGCGGCGAATGATCCGCAGGCGCTTGCACAACGACATCTACGCACGATCAGGATCCGCGTGTGGCCGCAGGGTGCTTGGGAGCAGTTTACGGTGCTTGTGTATCTCAACTGGTCACTCGAATAGATAGGAGGTGAATTGACTAATGGCAAAGACACTGTTTGATCCGGAGAAGCATACTATTACCGTCAATGGTCGTGTGATTACTGGTTGGGATGAAGCTTCCGCGGAACATGATCAGGAGCGATTCACCGGATATCGATCGGGTGACGGGAAGGTCTATGTTGGCAAGGATCCATGCCTGCTGGGCACATTGACGCTGACCTTACCGATGGTCAATGCACATACGGCGTACCTGGACAACCTTGCGTTGTCTGATAAAGCGTTCCCTGTATCGTCAATTGATCGATCAGCATCGATGCGGTCTGCGCGTGCATCGCGGGCCCGCATCAAGAAACAGTCGGCGATGGACCGGCAGGGGAAGGATCCCACCAAAGAGGTGTGGGCCTTTGTATGTGAAGATCTGACCATTGGCTATATGGGTGCTGAAACAGATGACGTAGCAGCAATCCCAGTGGATGATGAGACTTAACTAAGAGGAGGATGTTATGGATGAGGAGGATAGGAGACATCTCACCCTTGATCCACAAAGCGATCCGTTTGAGGACATTGACGAACAAGAAGTCGTCGATGTCCTTGGCGTACCCTTTGTATTCCAGCACATGCTGGTCAAGGACTTGAAACGCTTGGAGAAACAAGCGCGCAACCCGCGCAACAACGAAGTTGACGGAGCACGGTTATCGCGCAGCTTCTATACCAATGTGGTGCTTGGTCGTGCCGACAAGGAAGGGCGGCTTATTCCTGGGAGCAAGCCTGAGTATGACAATTTGATTGACAAGGTGGCGAACGCGTTCGACGCAGCGATCACCTCCTTTCTTGGCTACGGGGGAGGCTAAGTTACGACTAGGTGTTCTGGGCTGGTTGAATGAATGGGGGCTGATCTTTGCAGGCTATCTTACGTATTCTGAGGTGTGGGGGAGCCCTCGCCGAGGATTGACCACACGGCAGGCAGCGGAAGTTGGTGTGGCCTACGAAGAGTGGGAACGGTTTCGTGATGCTTATAAGAAGTGGGAAGAGCGGCACGATCCCAGTGTGGAACCGATCTTTGATCGCCAGAAGTACATGAGGAAACGTAGGAGGGAGATCGAGGAAGAGCTCTAATAGGCAAGGGCTCTTGATCGATCTCTTTTATTTAGGGGGATAGGAAGCAGATGGCTACTGGCCGCAAGATCTCGATTATTGTCGATGAGCAAGGGGCTAATCGTGTTGCAAAGAGCCTAAACAAGGTCAACACGGTCGGTGACAAGGTCCGCGCCTCTTTCAAGCGGCTCACTGCGGGGATTGGTGCGTTTACCAAAAAGGCGCTGATCGCTACGGCTGCGATCACTGGACTAGTCTACGGGGCATCACGGTTTGCCCGGACAGTGTTTACGCCATTTATGGGCCTCGAGTACACGATGGCGCGCGTGCGTGTTGCCGAGGGCGCCACCATAGAGCAGACCAAGGCGTTGACAGAGGTTGCCAGCCAGCTCGGGCGCGATACTCTCTACTCTGCCTCGCAGGCAGCCGAGGGGATGCTGTTCCTGGCCAAAGCCGGTCTCGATGTCAAGCAAACGATGGAGGCTATTCCTGGGGTGCTGCAGGCCGCTATTGTTGAAGATCTGGACCTTGGAACTGCTGCAGACATCGTTACTGGATTGCTCAACGAGTTTGCATTGTCCGCTGATAAAGCAGGAATTGCCGCAGATGTACTTGCCAAGGGCTCGAATCTCGCTAAGACAAATATGCCTGAAATGTCGGAGGCGCTTAAGTACTTCGGAGCCACGGCACACGAGATGGGCTATGATATTCAGCATGCAGTGGCGATGCTTGATGTGCTTGCTGGTAAGATGATCCGTGGCTCAATGGCTGGAACGGCCATGCGTCAATCGATGTTGCTGTTCCAAAAGGTGCAGGCGGCAGGCACATTCATCACAAAGGCACAGACCGATGCCATTAGGCGTCTCGGTCTCGATGCAGGCAAGCTGGCTAAGCAGATTAAGTCTGGCGATCTCACATTTATGCAGTTCCTCAGCACCCTTAAGAAGGCGGGAGCGACCACCGGGGACTTTGCCAGCATCTTCGAACAACGAGCGGCTGTGGCGGTCAACGCTTTGGCCGAAGCCGCAGAGACGTCCTTCCCTAAGTATGTCGATGAGCTGAATGACGCAGTTGGATTCACCAAGGAAGCAGGTGATGTTCTTGAGACCACGCTGGCCGGGCAGGTTAAGCAGATCAAGTCATCATGGGAGACGATGACCAATGCGCTGGCCACGACTTTTGCCCCGGGGCTGCGTGACTTCCTGCAGTTTGAGCTGCGCCCTTGGACCAATGATGTTACCAAAGCCTGGGAGACCGGTGGTGACACCTGGCAAGAGAAGCTGAAAAACGTATGGCGAGACAAGCTCTTGCCTGTAGTGAAAAGCGGAATGCAGGATATAACAGAGGCTATTGCCTCTTTTGGTCCAGTAATAGCACAGACATTAGGTATGGCGGTGATTCCTGGGATTAAGGCAATGATTGTGGGCATTGGAATGGGATTTGATACTGCAATTTGGGAGATGATGAAGAGCACGGTGGCTCTTCCTGGAGAAATAAACGCTGCTTTAGCTCGTGAACGAGAACGAGCAGAGGCATCAGGGACTCCGTTTAATTGGGATGATGTCTTGCCTGCACGTGGGCCAAGGACACCCGCCACTCTTAGCCCGGAAGAGGCAGCTCTACTTCAACAACGAATGGCTATTGTCGCAGGCCTTCCAGGATCCGTAACTTTACCTCCAGGATCTCTGCCTTTACCGGGGGCGTCACTTGGTGCCCCCAATAGAATAGATGCCTTGGAAAAGGCTGTTACGGAAAACACGGATGCAGTCAATGATAACACTGTAGTTACTGATGACTTTACAAGGACGGCAAGCGAGCAAAGGCGATATGAATACCGTGATCTCATAGAGTCCAGGAAGCATAGAGGAATAACAAACATTACTCCAACCAGCGATATTCAAAATGTGGTTAATGAGTTCATGGGGAAGGCTGGCAATCAGATGCTAGGCTCACTGGAAGGTACGCTGATGAGCGCGGTTACCGATCCGATTACAGGAGCGCTAGATAAGTACTTGGGGCCGACATCAACCAGAATTGGCGAGCTTGCAGACCGAGTCTTCCACATGTTCGACTTCCCGATGAGTGGACTCAATACAGCTCTTGGCTGGCTCGTTGATCTGCTGGGTGGTCCGTCGTACACCCAAGGACGTTACACCTATGCGGGTGCTTACGCGGGCGGCGGAGACACTGGCGGTTTATCTGCTAGTTCGGCTGTGCATGTTGGAGAGATCAATGTCTATGGCGGGCCTGAGGAGACAGGGACAGCCGTGGTTGATCAGATAGCCGAGTATGAGGCGTTAACTACGCATCAGATGGCGCGGTCTCTCAAGCGCGGGATGCTTAAGCGAGAAGCAACGGAGCGATAATGCATAACGCAGCACTCAAAGATGAACAGACGGGTGAGATTCTGCAGCTGTGGGCTGTTGTGTCTGAGAGCCCGCGTTTCCCGAATACGGTCACTAGTGAGCCAATTGATGTAGGCTCCTCTGGAGGGCGTCTTGATGCACGTGTGCTTGGTGACAGCATCCATCATGAGCCGATGGTGCTCGATGTGGTTGTGGATCTTACAGGTGATCCTGGGCGCGCAATGGGGTCTGTGGGAGGGCGCGGGTATGAGATTGAGCAGTACAATAAGCTCGTTGATTTCTCTAACCGCAACACGACCTTTACCTATATTTCGTATCTATTCATCAATCAATCAGCGTTAAGTGATGAGGTTCAGCCAGGGCTCAACTTTCAATTCTTGGTGATGACCAACTTCAAGCCGATCAAGGGGGGCAAGCGACCGATCAATATCATCGGAGCACGCTTGCAACTACAGAGTGTGGTGATCACCCATGGCGGACAGCCGATTACCGATCCTGACGAAGCATATGACTATGGAGAGCAGCAACTCAGATACAATGAGGATATGGCGAAATGGAGTGCTTTTTCATGGTTTACTTTCGCAGGGGCAATGATTGGCTCCGCTTTCGGACCGGTCGGTACTTTAATTGGAGCAGGAATTGGTGCAGTTGTCGGTGCAGTTGTCCCTTACGTTGGGAGTCTTTTCACTGCTACTGGAAGCGTGCCGAGGCAGATATTCACTACCGAGATTAATGGAAAGACCTTTGCCTTTGAGCTGCGTAGCAATACGGCGCATGACTTTGTGACCTTTTCCATGGCTTATGATGGGACAGATCTCGTGCGCGAGCGCCGAATTACCTACGGGGAAGACTTGCTGGCCGGCGTAGTGGATCCATCTGTACGAGGGCTTCACATTGTGGCACTCGATCCCACACAACAAGAGACAAGTGTTACCACAGAGAACCTCGGGCGCACAGTACAATTAGCAGCTTTCTCGGAGAACTAGATGGCCAAGCGAATTCAGGAATTCAAGACAGAGGGTGGAGGGTGGCGGATAAAGGTCACTACCGCGAGCGGCAAGGAGTTCTTTTCAAAGGAGCAGCAACAGCCGCGCCGGGGGCAACAGAGTACCGACGCTCAGTATCTCATTCGCTTTCACATGCCGTTTGACGTTGCTGCCGATTCTAACCTTGGCAAGCTGTTGCTCTATAACCTATTACCAGAATCGGTAAAGGCGTTCAAACGCAACGATCTTGTGCGCGTTGAGGCGGGCTATTACCCCTTTGAAAAGCACAAGGAGCTGGTGATTGAAGGGACTATTGAGGACCTCGTTGTGCAAGAATTATCGCAGGTTACCCGTGCACTAAGCATACAGATTGGTGATACCACGGATGTATGGCCCGTGAAGGTAGTATCAAAGTTGTATGGCCCCGGGGTGTTGGGCTCGGTTGTTGCCCGCGATCTCATCAACGAAATGGGGCTAAAGGTGGGCAAACTGGAGCCTAAAGAAGACCCAACGTACCGCAAGGGCCTGTCCTTTGTTGGAGCTGTTCGCCCTGAGCTAGAGATGGTGGTCCGCGATATGAAGAGCAAGCTGCACATCTCCCGGCGCAAAGTGTACATCCTCGATCCAGTGAAAGGCATTCCCTCTGGCATTACCTTGTCATGGGAGAATGGGTTGTTAGCGGCGAAGCCAGCCATGGCATTATCTAGTGACTTTCAGTATGTGCAAACGTTCACTGCCAGTGAGAAGCCAGTCATTTATCAAATTGAAGCGCTTCTCACCCCCAAACTGTGGGCGGATTCTGAGTTTGAGATTGATGCGGAAGATCTTTCGGGACGGTTCCGGGCAATCCAGGGTAGCCATGATTGCACAGGGCAACGGTTTCTCTCGTCATTGCGAATAGCCAAGGTGGCCTAAAGTGGAAGAAAACTTGAGCGTATTGATGCGACAGTTAATGGAAGCACGACTAGAGCGTGTGCATACCTGGTTGCCGGCCAAGATTGTCACATTTGACGCCGAGAAACTGCGCGCAACGGTACAGCCAACGATCAAGAAGGTGGTTGGGCCTGATGGAAATGAGACGAAGCTTCCCTATCCATTGATCCTTGTAGTGCCTGTGGATGTGATCAAGACGGCAAACTTCATCATTCGTCCACCATATGCCAAGGACGATCCTATCACTCTGGGCTTCTACGAGCGCTCGGTGGAGGAGATCCTGCGTGACATTGAGCAACGGGATCCGGCGTTTTCGCGCAAGCACCATCTCAAGGATGCGATTGTTGTGCAGGGGCGGATGACCGACAAGGAGGGCAACGAACATCCAGCGCCTGGTTGTTGGTTAGATCAGATCATCATTCATCGTCGTGGAACAGGAACGGTAGTCAGGATCACTGCTGATGGAGATATTGTCATTCAGTGTGATCCGGCGCAAGGGGTGTACCTCGGCCCAGGGCCAATGGAGGACGTAGCGCCCGAAGTGGTGGCACCGTATCAGATGATCAGGGGCACGCCACATAAAGCATGGGCCGATGCACACGTGCATGGTGGGGTAGAGCCGGGGAGCGGAGTTACGGGGGCACCTACTACGCCGTCACCTGCGCTAAGCGAACATGTACACGTAGGAGATTGATATGGCTGATTCTTATCCAACAACTTCGTTCAAGCTTTCGACGATGACTCAAGCTGGTGTGCTGGGCACGATCTTTGATCTTGCGCTGGGGGATGATGGTGGGCCACAACTTTGCCAGGACGCAGAAGAACTGCGGCAGGCAACAGCGCTTCGCCTGTTGATGGTGCGCGGAGAGGCGTGGGAGGATCTTGCTTGTGGTCTTCCCTGGCATAGCCTGGCGGGGATGAAACCGACCAACAGGGACTTGCTACGCTTCGAGATGTTGACCGAGCTACGCAAGGATGCGCGGATTCGTCAGGTCGATTCGTTAAGTATTACTGAGGACGTGTTGCGACGATCCGTTTCGGTGACTGCCTATGTGACTGCACGGGATGGTTCAAAGGTGAAGGTGACGTTATGAGCGTGACAATAAATGGAGAGGAGTACGGGGTACTGACAACGGGCTTTCGGCGCCCGAGCAAGGCGCAGATCCTTGCACAACTGAGGATTGATGCTCTTGATGGCTCACAGGGATTTGGACCGAATGCAGATTTAGGGGCCTCCTCGCCCCTGGGGCGCTTCTTGGCGGTGATTGCTGAACGCCTGGATATTCGCTGGCAAACGGAAGAAGCGCTATATTATGCGGGCTACATTCCTACGGCTACTGGAGCAGCACTAGCCCTCAAGACAGCGGAGATGGGCATCACGCGACGTGCGGCCGCGTATGCACGAGGCATCGTTACCTTCCGGGGAGACGCGGGGACCATCATTGTAGCGGGCACGCAA